AGCACGTGGGTCGGGATTGTTTGGAAAGATAGGATTTAAGAGATGGTGTGTTCCCATACGACCGTCGCATGGAACTGGTGTATGAAGAGCATCTACATTTGGACCATCGCCACCAATAGATTGGCTGGGGTCAATGGCGTATCCGTATGTACCACCACCACGTGTCTTACGATGGGTGCGCTTACGATTGTTGCGCTTACCACCGCTGTATGGGGCGTTATTGCGGGCTGGAAGACCTGTGAAAGAGGGTGCTCCGCAACCGCATCCACCACCGGCCATGGCAGGTTGAGGAATGCGTGCACCGCAGCCACATCCACCGCCTCTTACGCGGCGGCTGCGGTTACGGCGTCCACCAGCCATTGGGGCCTGTGCTGAAGCTAAACTTTCGTTAGTGACCTTGTTGTAGAGTTCACCGGGGCGTTCAGTCCAGTAGCAGTCACTATAAGGCTTGGTTACAGCGTATTGACCGAGACCAGTCTGATTGGCCCAGTCACCGCCTGGTTGTTTATCAATTGGGAAAAGAGTTCCTTCAGCGGCATAACCGCCTCCGCGACGATTAGCACTTCCGTGAAGACCATGCTTTTTGTTCATTCCTCGGCGTAACGCACGATTCATCCTCTATCTTATTGCTCGGATTTTTTCGGCTCTATCACCGATTTAATCTCCCACTTATCAAACTGTTTATTATAATCAGCAACAACCGTAATATCATCCAAATTTGCTAAACGGAGTGCTTTACTGATGGCCAAAGTTCTCACCAAACCGAGTCCCAATCGCTCTTCGCCTCGCCATACAGAATAAACATCGGGCCCCACCTCCTTCTTCACCTTGAACACCTCAGCGTGTTGAGAAGTTTGCGATTGTTGTTGTTGTTGGACGACAGGAACCTGCTCCTCCTTTGGTGGAATCCAAATTATACGTTTCGTATTTGCACCATTGAGAACGAACTCAATAACACTGTTCGTATCCGGTTCCTGTATTTGATTTGCCGAAATATACTTCGCTAATATAATTTCTGTTTGATCCTGAATTTCTAACATAGGTTTGAAGTGATTGGCGACGAAATCGGCCATCGTCTTTTCCCATCGTTCCTTAAACGTCTTAGTATGCCATACCGATTCGCCTTGCCAATGTAATACATCTTCCAAAATGAGTTGTTTAGAGCGATTAAAATAGGCCGAAAAAATGGCACCGTTTGATAACACCTGTTGCGAAAGGCGAAGACGAATACGCTGAGGTCCCGTTTTGGCCGCAATAGGCGGTAAATACACTCCATATCCAAGAGTGGGTACAACCGCAAGGAATCCTGAAAGGATACCGCGTGGTCGTATACTTGCTACAACTTTATCTTTACGAATAGTTGTTTTATCTGTATCGGTATACATGCGACTGATGCCGATTGTTTTTCCACGAGCGCCCCATCCACGTTCGCCAATATACTCTTCAGCGACGGCAACCCAATCCATTTGCTGTTGTTGTGTTATATTAATATGACGTGGCCGGGGTTTAGACCGTTTGGTTAGTTATCAACTGTAACCACTGTATATAACATATCAGCAAATACTACCGGTGCCTCTCCATCGGCATTCTTACCTGCCGGAATAGGCGGATTTAAGGCCCATTGTGCCACTCCGTTAGTATCGTATGCAACCACGTAATTATTCGTAGTATTTGTATTTGATAAACTAAAAGAGGCGGGAGTTGAACCCAACGGTGTGCTATAAGGAGTGAGAGTTGACGATTGAAAAAAGCCACCTATATAAATATTTCCACCGCCACTAATTAGTCCAGCAGGAAGATTAGCACCTGTTGAATCGCCAACTAGTCGTGTTGCCCATATTGCGACCCCTGCTAAGTCGTATTTAACTAAAAATGTATCAAAACGGCCTGTTAAAGAATACGGCATTGGTCCGATTGACCCACGTAACTGATTGTAAAATGTTAGAGGTGATCCATAATATTGACCTGTAACGTAGATACCTGTATTATCTGTAATAACATTATTAGTATACATTTCGCCTGATTGTGATGTTGGAGCAAAATAGGTCCCCCATTGGACGTTGCCAGATAAATCGTAACGAACAAGATAACTATATATTCCTGTAAATTGAATTCCTGGCAGCGTTTTTACTGGTGTAACCTGATTACTAGCAGAATAAATATTCAATGGACCTCTATAACTACCGGTCGCATAAACATTATCATTACTATCTACAGCGACTGAATTTCCACTTGATCCATAACTATTATTGTTCGCTAATACAGTAGCCCATTGCGCATATCCAGAAGAATTGTATTTAAAAACGATTGCTGTATCTCCGTTTGTACCGCTTGCTGATTTAACAGATATTCCAGAATCTATAACGTTTGGATTATACAAAGATACTAGATTAGATACTCCAAATACACCCGTTAAATATAGACCTGTGGGGCCATATACAATAGAATTCAGATAAATATACGAATATTTTGAATATACAAATGAAACCCATAATACATTACCGTTCGGATCGTATTTAACGATATATGCGTTATTAACGGTTCCATATGGTAACTGTAAACCGACTTGACCGCTATAAGTAGCGTATAAACTTCCGTTGGCATTATAAAAATCTAATGAGACCGCTGTATAATTGCCTATAGCATATGAATTTACTCCATCCGTAACAACCTGCGTAATGTAAGTTTGACAATAATTACCGTTTGCTATAATCTTAGCAGCCCACTGCGCCACCCCCTGTACATTATACTTCACAGCATACGCCGTGGGATTCCCGTAAACATTTTCGCCTGAAAGTGTTTTGAAAGTGGTTCCGTTTGAATTTTTTATAGCGGCTGAATTCACAAATGAACCACCTGGATAAACATTAGTTCCATTTGTACCACAAGCATACGTCGGAATTGAACTATTATCAGCAATGTTTGAAACCCAAACAATTTGACCGGTCGCAGGCACGATTTTCACAACATTTGCGCCCACAGCTAGGGTCGTATTTAATGGTGCCGGTGGAGGTGGAAGCGGTGCCGGTCGTGGCACACTTGCCAAATAACCAGCATATTGTAACGGTGTCGTATAAACCGCACCCTCCTCAACATCCGGTATTATCGCAGCGGAAGAACCGGCACCACCATTACCACCGCTCCAATTGACCGTATTCGTAGTATTAATGAGTCCATTATCAATAGACTTTTGTAATATAGTCGCATTCGCGAACATCGTCTTCGTCTTCAGACGGTTCGTTGTTGCAGATGCACTTTTATTAGTGTACGAAATTTTGCTCTACTTTTCGTTACATAAGTATTTATACCATTGAAAACGAGGTATTCATTCCAGCACCATCAAACGCTTCAACACCCTGCATAAATTCACCACCATTTTGTAACATTTCTGGTGAATATCCTACCGCATTATGAGGACCAGGTGAAGAACGTTCACTTCCTAATCCCGATGGAACGATGCGTCCAACACCTGGTTTCTGGCGTTGTTCAATCATCTGTTCGGGATGACGTAAGTTAGAACCGAATTCAGCGTCCATAAAAGCTACACGGTTGAAGGGGTCGGTTGCTTCCGGATTATCATAATGTACTGCTGGTGGTGTACGCTGAAGTGGTTCAGGGAGTCGCATATCCTCTTCCGTCATTCCTACTGGCACCGGCATAGGCTTAGCGACCGGAGGTCGTTGACGAGTTGTCATTACCGGAGCGGCCGTTTCAGGTCCATGTACGGCAGCATCTACCGCCTGAACTTGAACCGGTTCCACTGGTGGAGGTGGAACATATGGTTGCACCGGTACGCTAAAATCCTGAGTAGGTTGAACATGAGCTATGTTCATCGTAGGAAGACCCTTAGCAGCATTGATTGCCGCCTGTAATTGAGGATTTACAATAGGATCCAAGAGACGTGGAGAATTTGAAGCTTTAATGATGTGATAACCGAAAAATGCGAAAATTCCTACAATTACAACTAATACTACCCACGCCAATGGTATCCGGGTCGCCATTATATTCTACTAATTTAACTTTGAATTTAGAATTTGTCAAATCCACGCAATAAAAGTAGAAACCCAAATAAAAAATGTCCTCCGCCCCCGCCGTCGCTGCCGATTTTTCCGCCTTTGCCGATTTGTCGGGAGTAGTATTATCACTCACAAAAGATTTAGAAGGTAAGGTTCTTTCTCAAACCGACCTCATCAAATATTTACCTAAATTTGTTAGTGCTGCCTGGGCCAAAGGACTCACACTTGAAAAGGCTGAAGCACAAATCCTCGCCGCAATCAAGCATCTTATCTCTAAGTACGTACCCGAGGCCCAACGCTCTGCTGCAATTTCTTTTGTTGATTCTGAATTCCCTGTGTTAGTGAAGGTATTGAACGGTTTTGTTGATGAAGTGAAGGCCGCTGTTGAAGCAAAGGCTGCTGCTTTTTTGACTGAAGCGGGTAATAAGGTTCAGGTGTTCTGCTCAAATTCGTGCTTGCCAATATTTTCTGGTCTCCTTGGCGGTGTAAAGCAGGCCCCCGCTGTTGCTGCTCCCGTTGAGGCCGCCCTCCCAAAAACCCCCTCGGCGATTGAGGAAGTCGCTGCTGCTGCTGCATCTGATCTTGCTTCTGCGTTGTCTCCTGTTGAAGAGAAGGAAGAGGAAGCTGAGACTGAAGCTGCTGCTCCAGCCACATCGTCTTAAGCACTCCAAGTTGCTTTGCCGTATTCAGAATTTCTAACAAATTACCACGAATGTATAATAAATTGCCGGCTTTGATATGCCGATCGTAGATGATCTCTTCGCTCCACATATCATCAATCGTCAATGGTGGTGCTTGTAGCGGGGATGGGGTAGCGCGCTCTAGGAGAAATCGCTCCTCACCCGATTCGTGTTCCGCAACCTGAACACGTTCTTCCGCCTGCCAGGCGACATCCCAATTTGGCGATTGCTGAATAAATCCCCAATTGTTGCCCCAACGCACGACCTGTTGCTTAAAACGTCGTGCTTTGGCGTGCTTCTTTATAAACTGTGCGACAGCCGGTCCGCTATAACTTAACAAATAAGTTGTTGACATTTGCTGGTGTTGGTGGTTATATTAATATTGCGGGACCGATTTAAGCCGGCCGCCCTGCCTGCGCCGAAAAAATTGATAACAACTTATTAATTATATTAATTTTCAAAACAGAATAATATAAGATGGACTTTCAATACACTCCCCAAGAACTTGATATGATGCTCAACAACACCAAACCCAACGAATATAAATGGTATTTATGTAATTTCAACCGTGATAAAAATAAATGGTCCTGCGAACAATCAACCCGTGAATTCAACAATCAAAGTATACAATCGGAATTGGTTGCCGTAGTTCCTCTACGTTTTGATGTCACTCTCACACCCTCTCGTGCCTACATCCGTATGAAAAAGGAATAAAACTAATAAAACTAATAAAACTAATAAAACCAATAAAAAATTGAGGCCATCTAAGCCTCTTTTTTGATAATTAATCAAATGTGGTGTCTAGTATTACAACCAAAAGGAACAACTCGTAACGCAACTCTCCCTGCCGAACGTACCGAAGTACTTGACGGTGCTGCTGCCTGTGCCATCCTCCGTCGTGCTACCGCACCAGAACTCATCGGCACATGGAAATGGGGTGCAATGACCGTCTACCTATTCGGATATAAGACCGGTAAAGCAGGTACCGAAAATAAACATGAATTGCCTCCACCTCATGATACCATCTTACTATTCGGTGAAGCCCTACTCTGTGCTACACAAGGCGGATCACTCGTCAGCTTTGACACAAATATGTTCAAAAACTTCTACAACGAACTCAATGGTGGATTTGATGATCTTGACGAAGATGAAGACGATGAAGAGGATGATGAAGAGGATGAAGAAGAGGAAGAGGAGGAGGACGTGGAAGATGAAGAAGATGACGACGAAGATGATGTTGACGAATTAGACGAAGAAGATGATGACGAAGAGGATGCTCCGCCACCACGCATAATCAAAATCGTAAAACCCAAAAAGGGCTCAAAAAAGATTCCAGCCTGGTTCTCAGTGGATGAATTACAGCCTGAAGAATACGACCTTTAAAACAGAAAAAATGATATTTAAAACTTCCCTGTTTTTCTAACAATAAGTATCATGTCCGCTGCCATCGCCTCCGCACCAAGAGACCGTGTCCGCGGCATTATAAAATCCCGTTGTACCATGCTAAACGACGCCGAACAAACCGACTTAGAGCGCGGAATCTTCAACTTCACACTTGAAGACGCCAAACGCCGTGCCATCCGTCGTGTATGGGAAAATCCTGAATTTCAAACACTATACGAAATCTGTGCTCGCCGCACCATCAGCAATCTAGACCCCAAATCGTACGTTGGAAATGGTCGCTTATTTGACCGACTCCGTGAAGGGGAATTCAAACCACACGATGTCGCATTCATGGCTTTCACTGAACTCTGCCCCGAGAAGTGGGGCAACTACGTAGAAATGTCTATCAAACGTGAAGCGAAGATGTTAGAAGTTGATAAAAGTATGGCGACCGATATGTTCAAATGTACTCGTTGTGGTAAGCGTCAATGTACTTATTATGAAATGCAGACCCGTTCTGCCGATGAACCTATGACACAATTCATCCGCTGTCTCAACTGCGGTAAGCAATGGCGTCAATAAACTACAGGAAATTAGATTTGAGGGCTCCTATGTTTTTTAATCTACTCACGTATAACACGCACGGATTGCCGTGGTCGCGTGATACTTCTACCGAGATTTGCGAGTGGCTCAAAGAGCGCCGCCCTCAAATCATATGTCTCCAAGAAGTGTTCGTAGAAGCGAACCGCGCTTACTATAAAGAGCATCTAGAACGTAACGGATATACCGTTGTTATACCGCGAGATAGAGACGTTGCGTGGCTATCTAGTGGTCTGCTCATGGCTTTTTTATCACGCCGTTTTGAATTTATCAGCGAATGTTTCTATCCGTACCTGGCCTATCATAATGTTGAGGTGCTGGCGAATAAGGGATTCCATGCGGTCACAATACGCGAAAAAATCAGCCGTCGGGTTGTTGTAATAGCCAATACTCACATGCAGAGCAATACAGAGATGGCGTGGATTGTTGGCACCAAAGTGA